CTGCGGCCTTGTCGGTCGCGAGCGCGCGGCGGGATGTGATCTGGCAGACGACGCGGATGAACTCCGCTGCTTCGTCGACCGTGAGCGGCTCGACCTCGGCGTGCGAGGCGGCCCATTCGCGGAACTGTGGGTCGCGCGGGAGTGAGCCGGCGAGTTGGAGGATGTTCATGAGCGCTCCGATGCCATGATCTTTATGGCCGATGGGTACCCGCTGAAGTCGACAACGAGCTTTGGCCGATACGACGACGGAATGGCGGCAAATTCATCGCGACACCATTTATCCAATGCGTAAGCCTCGATGCCAGATTCTGGCGTTATGACAATCGTGCCGTCCGCGCAGAGTTCGGTTTTCATACGAAGTGCCTCTGCCCATAGCGCCCGATCAGCAGCGCGTCCGCCCGCCCGTCGTGCTTCTGCAACGGGCAGTACTCCATCCCGAACAGCTCGCGCGCCAGCTTCAGGCTCTGCGATTTCGTATCGCTCGACGGCGTGCGCTTGATGCCGTAGAAGCCCTGCCACGTCTTTGGCGAGACGAAGGCCATATCGAAGCCGCTGAGTTCGCACACGGTGCAGATCACGGCCTTGGTTGCTTCGAGCGAGCCCATGCTCTGCACGCTGCCACCAGCGAACGTGTTCAGGTTCTCCATCACGACGAGGCCCTTTTCATCGGCCGGCGCAAAGCGACGCAGCAGCGCCTGCAACGCCTTAGGATCGATCTCGTTGCGGATCTTCGTGTTGCCGGGCTTGGCGCGCGTGGGCATGTCGTGGACGACGATGCGATCACCGGGCCCAAAGAAGGCGATGGCGCCGCGGATACCTGGGTCGATTGCGATCAGCATGTCTGCTCCTTAGGGCCTGCGGAAACCTCGCGCGCGGGCGTAGTGGTGGCGGTCAACGGCTCCATACCGCTCTCCACTGATTTTTCTCGAGATCGAGATGCAGCAATGAATCGCGCTGATCCGTGAATTGCAGGCTTCCCCTGTCGAACCACAGCTTCACCTTCCCTTCCCAAGTGTGATGACGCTGTTTCGCGCAGATCAGCAGCGTGTCGGATTGGGCTTCGAACTTCTCGCGCTCGCCCGGCTTCAGATCGGCGGCCAACGCTTCTTCCTTGCGCTTGTTGCGGTGCACGATCAGAACGTTGTCCACCAGATCGGTGATCTCACCGGCGCCCTTGATGTCGAACTTGTCGGGCGCGTTGGTTTCCTTCTCGCCTTTGCGGATGTGGTGCACCAGGTGAATGTGCAGACCGGTATCTCGAGCGAGCGAGCACAGTGAATCTACGAAGGCCTTCTGGCCGGCATAATCGTCTGGCGCGATGCCGCACTTCATGAGGCTGTCGATCACTATGTGACCGACCTTCAGTTCCTGGTTGCAATAGCGGGATACAGACATCATTCGATCGCGCTGCACCGTGCCAATGTGGTTGTAGATCCACAGGCGGTCATCGGTCCACACTGCAAACGAGTCGAGGTATTGCATTCCCGGTCGAGCATGCCCGGCTGCTTGACTTGACATCCGCTTCAGCGTTTTGTCAGCCGGCATTTCCATCGAAGCAACGCATACGCGATCGCCTTGAGCCATAAATCCGAGCACCACCTGACCGAGCACACCGGACTTCCCATGTCCATTCACGCCGGCCCACAGAGTTACTTCGCCGGGTCGGAACCTGATGTCATCGCCAACGCTTGGCCACGGCGTCGTAAGCCCAGTCACGGATTCCTCGCCTCCGTGGAATGCGGCCTTCACCTTGTCGAAGAACTCGGAAGCCTTGCGCACATCGGCGCGGCCGTCGTTCTCATCCTTGGCGTATTCGGCCCAGTTGATGTTGTCTGGGATCACTCGCATTGCTGATTCTCCTTTGCGATCTGGACAACCAGATCCACTGCGTTGTCGTAGGGAATGGGAATGCTTTTCCCGAGTTCGGCCCATAATTTCCGCTCGAGCGCTTTCCCGTCGTTCCAGGCCTTGATGTGTCGTTCAGGTGCAGCACGCACCGGCATGACGACCATCGGAAACCAGTCGAACAATGCGAAATCGGTGACGGTGCGCATTTCTCCGCAGTCGATACGCGGTCCTTCGATAAACGTCAGGATCAGGCGCTTGGGCACCGCGGCAGCGACGTCCACCAGGACCTCAATCAGTTGGCGAAAGGGTGTTGCAACCGAAGCAAACACTTCGAGATCCAAAGCCGATACCGCGCGCCATTCGTACCGCGTGCCCGCATTTGCCAGCAGCGTGAGATTCGTGAACTCCAGCGGCCCGACAAGCGAGATCAGCACCGGAAGCGCAGGAACGCTCTTGGCTTTACGCATGGCAATGAGCTGCTCGCAGTTGCGGGGGATCGGAGTCATGGCGTCATGCGAACGGATTGTTGTCGGAGTGGCCGTTCATGCGGCCGACCGGACGTTCGAGCCACTCAGCCTTGAAACCAGCCCAACCGCGCGTGCAACAGGTACGGATGACGTCATTCATGTCCAGGCCGGCCTTGTCTGCCTCAGCCTTTACACCGTCGAATGCAGTCTCAGTCGGGGTAAGCCGCTTGCCCTTCCGGAGCGCAAGCCAGTCTCGAGCAACAACCGACTCGACACCCATCGATTCAAGATGCGCTTGCGCATCGAAGCGCGGTACGCGCGTAGTGTTTTTATGGAGTCTGGAGTCTGGAGTCTGGCTAAGGTTTTTTTCGCTTAGCGAATCAGAACCCAATGGGTTTCCGTTCGGTTTTGATTCGGTTTCAACTTCGGTTTCGTTCGGGTTTTCATTTTTCTTAGGGCGACCACCCTTTTTCCCGTTCTCCCGGTTTGCCTTCGCTTGTGCGGATGCGTCTTCGATTTCACGTTCGCAGCGGTGCTGTACCCACATACCTTCGTAAAGCTCGAAAAATTCGCCAAGCACCACCTTCAGCGCTGCGCATTCGTCCTTGTTCCGGGCTCCGATCAGGCGTGCTGCCTGCGCGTCAGGGATGCCAGACTCACGCGTGTAATAGACATCGAGAAGGCGCGTGTATACGCCGTGCTCGAGCAGCGACAGGTGCGCTGTGTCCTTCAGGTAGTCGCCGATGTGACGCTTGTAGAAGTTCATGTCACTTCTCCACCGCGCCCTTGGGGCAATAGATGCGGAAGGTCAGCGTCAGCAGTTCCTGAATGTGCCGATGCGCGGCTGCTGCGACCTGTTCTAGGTCGTGCTTCTCGCGGTCGTTGACGATGCCGTCTGCGATGGCCGCGGTATGGGTCTTAGCCAGTTCGCCGAGGTCGGAAAGGATCTGCGTGAACTTGGCGAGCAGTTCCTCGTTGTCGCAGTTGTCGTCGACTTCGGGCAGCGACACGAACATGCCGCCCGACTGTTCGGCGATGGCTTCAGCAAAGAACGTCGTGCCGGACAGGCGCTGCATGGCGAGGGCCATTTCAGTCTGAATCGCCTGGCCCTTCACTTCATAGATCCGGTTCTGCAGCGACGCTTCGGATATACCGAGCGCTCCCGCCATTGCCGGCGCACCACCGTTGAAGGCGCGGATCATCGACTGGTAGGCTTTTCTCAGGCCCATAAGGCGTACCTAATTTTCAATGGTTGTGCAGTGCGGCGAGGAACTCAATAATTGGTTCCACAGCAACCGCTTGCGGGGATTCAGGCGGCGGCTGGTTGCGACGCGACGGGGACGCGCGGTTTTGCTGCTCCCCGTCGAATGTTGCAGCCGACGCATACCGGATCAACTTCGAGTGGCTTGTTGTAGTCCCTGTGGTCGTAGCACTCGGCAGGTGCTCCGCAATCGAGACAAGCGCATTGGGAAGCGGGCTTTAGATACCCGAAACGAACAGCGGCTCTAACCATGGCCTGAGCCTCATACCCAGCCTTTTTTCTCGGGCCGGGAAGACCGTCTTTGCATGGTCCGCACAGATAGGTCTTGTAATGACGGACTAGAGGGAGCGCGTCGCCACAACGTTGGCAATCCATGGGAGCGCGCGGCTTTTTTGGAACACCGATTCCGCTTTTCATGCCGCGACCTGCTCAGAACTAGCCTTTTCCTTTTCAGCGATCAGCGCGGAGAAGGTTTTGAGGTTCACGGAATAGCCATCGTTGTTCACGATGCGCTGGATGGTCCGACGGTTCACACCGGTGCGCCGCGCGATCTCGTTGAGTTGACGCTTGACCGACTGCTCCGCCAGCCAATCACGAAGCGTTTCAAATTCAGTCATGGCTTCTCGCTGGGTGGTTCGTTGATGACCAACCCATTTTAGACGCGGACGTCTTGAAACGCAAGACGCAAATGTCTAGGAAACAAAAATAGAATCCAGTCATGTCTAAAGCGCTCGAAATCCTCAGCTCGAACATCTCCAGCCTGATCGGCGAGGGGAAGCCATTCCGCAATGACGCGGACATGGGAGAGCGCACTGGCTTAGGGCAGAGAAAGATTCACCGACTGAGAAATCAGGCCGGCGAACCGAAGATCGACAACCTCGACACTCTGTCTGAGCGCCTCCACGTGCCGATTCCAGCACTCCTCAGCCCCAACATGGACGTGGTTCAGGGCAGTCTGCCTACCCAGGTGGCCGACATCGTGCGGCGCATTTGTACGCTAGCGTTTAAAAATGCACTTGAACCGCACGATTTGATGCACCTTTCCAGCGCTGTTTCACTAATTGAGAAGTCGAAGGGGAACGTAATCTTGTCATCCGAAAGCAATAAACGCGGGACCGGCACCTAGAAGCCACAGCCCGCACAGACCTGCGGGTGAATCATGAGAGCAGCGACAGAGAGAAGGCACCTACGCCTCGTCGTGTCCAGTGCCGTCACCGTAGAAATACCAGTCCCACCCCCACCGCCCCCCGCCTCCTCCACGATCCTTATTGAGATCGGCCGCGAAGGAGCGCTTCAAAAACTCGAGATCAATGTTCGCCAGGAAGATGCCATCCAGGCGCTGCACGGACTCGTCATGGCGCACATGCGCGCGCTCGACTTGCTGACCCACTGAAATTCGCGGGCTGAGACATGCCCGCAAAAAATCGCTCAGTTTTAGACATTCTCGTCTTGACAGTTAAGACGGGCGTGTCTAAGATTCTACTCACAGCAGCACACAAACAAACCCTGTGAGGTCATCCATGAAAGCGCCCTTTGTCTCGAAGCTGCACCACGAGATCAGCCTGTTCGCCACGAAGATGCTTGAGCTTGTGTGCATCAACCCGTGGGAAGTGAACCCGCTGTTGCGCGTGTGGAAGATCTCTCGCGAGACCGATTACAGCCGTATCACGATTCAGTGAGGAAGCCATGAGCGCGATTCCGCTAGTCATCAACAAGACCATGAAGTACGGCGACTGGATGTTCGACCGCGAGCTTGATGCGCTCGATCGCTCAGCCCTGATCGCCTACGACCGCCGCGAGCGCATCGAGCGCGAAGTCAGCTTTGACGACCTGCTCGAAGAGTGCGTCGAAATGACCGGACCGCAGAAGGAAGCGTTTATGCAAGCGCTGGCGCGCGGCAGCAACGCGGACGTGCACACGCTTTACTGCCTGCTCGACCAGGTGAAAGAGCAGATCGTGAAGCGCCGCCTTGCAGGAGGTGTGTGATGGAAGTCCGCCTCGAAAAGATCATCGAAGCCATGAGCGTTCTGAACGTGACGGCCGACCACCTGCTGAAGGCGCCGATTGACGATCAGGTTGCAGGTTTTCTTGCCGCGCAGTGCATCAAGTCGGCTGCGGATCTGCGTGCGGCGATGCACATGTCAGAGCTTCAGAACGCACAAATTACGGGAGCACTGCAATGAGCGGCATCGCCATTCTCTTCCTGATCTGGGGCTTCCTCGCACTGTGCTGCTGCGCGTTTGTGCGGGGTGCAGCGTGATGACGACCCTCTACCGCCGTCGCCAGTACCGCGCCCGGCGCGATCAGCCGACGCTGGCTGACCTGGTCGACGCTGACGTGATCATCGGCGCGCAGTGCTTCGTCGCCGGCTTCTTTTTCTTCGCGCTGCTGATGCTCGTGTTTTTCGGCGAGCGCTTTCTTGCGATCTTCGGAGGCTTACATGGTTAAGAACCTCGACCTGCGCCACGTGCGCACCGGCGTAAAGCTCTCGCGCGCCGAACTGGTGGACTCGGAATACCAGGCGCTGTGCGCCCGCACTGAACGGCGTCAGGAGGCTGCAAAGGCTGCTCTGGTTCGTCGCGGCGTGGAGCCGCGGGTGCGGATCAGTAGTGCATGGGTGCCGTCGTACATCGCAAAGCACTTCAACCACTGCGCTGTGCGAGGTCTCGCGTGATCCGCCGCTTATCCGACTACCTCGACGAACGTCCGGTCCTCGCCATGATCCTCGGCACGCTAATGGCGTGTCTGATTCTCTACTTCGCGACGCCTTCGCTGTTTGAGCGTGCGGAACAACCGGTGCACCGGAGTGCGACGTGATCCACAACTATCTGAACATCGACGAGTACCACGCGATGCCAGAGGTATCGAAGTCGCAGCTCGACACGCTCGACCTGTCGCCGGCGATCTTCTATGCGCGCCATCGCGATCCGAACCGGCCGGCGCCGGTGACGAAGTCGGGCCAGCTCGAAGGCAATCTCGCGCACTGCGCCGTGCTGGAGCCGGATGAATTCGAGTCGCGCTACGTCATCGGCCCGTCGGTCAACCGCAATACGAAGGTCTGGAAAGAGTTCGTCGAAGCGAATCCGAACCGCGTGGCAATCCAGCATGACCAGTACGAGGCAGCCACGCGTCAGGCGGTGTCGGTGCGCGCGCTGCCGGAGATCGGCGAAGCGCTGGCTAATGGGAAGGCTGAAGTGTCGGCCTTCTGGACTGACGAAGAAACGGGCGTCAAGTGCCGCTGCCGGCCTGACTGGGTGAACGACTGCGGCGAAGCTGGCGTGATCCTGCTCGACCTCAAGACCTACAGCAGCGCGAGCCCGCACGAGTTCCGCAAACAGGTCGCCCGCAAGCGGTACGACGTGCAGGCCGCGTTCTATAGCGATGGCTACGCAGCAGCCAGCGGCCGCCCCGTTCTCGGCTTCGTGTTCGTCGCTGTGGAAACCGAATACCCGTTTGCCGCCAACGCTTTCATGCTCGACGAAGACAGCCTCGAAGCCGGCCGCCAGAAGTACCGCAAGAACCTGCGCACGTATGCCGAGTGCGAGCGCACCAACACGTGGCCTGGGTATTCGACGGGCATCGACATTATCCGCTTGCCCTCCTGGGCTCTCATCACTGAGGAATAACCGTGGCACAACAGACAACCAACCTCGCGAACCTGAAGCAGACCTCGAAGATGGTCGCGAAAGAAGCTGGGATCGGCAACGTGAAGTCGTTCTTCGAGTCGCAGAAGTCGACGCTCGCCGCGGTGTTGCCGCGCCACGTGTCGCCCGATCGGATGCTCAAGATTGCGCTCGGCGCGCTGCGCACGACCCCGAAGCTCATGGCATGCACGGTCGAATCGCTCATGGGTGCAGTCGTCCAGTGCTCGCAACTCGGCCTTGAGCCGAACACACCGCTCGGTCACGCCTACCTGATCCCATTCGAGAAGCGCAAGAAACAGGGTAACGAATGGGTCACGGTCGCCACCGAAGTGCAGATCGTGATCGGCTACAAGGGGTTGATCGACCTCGCGCGCCGCTCGGGCCAGGTCGTCAGCATCGCCGCGCATGCAGTCTGCGCGAACGACCACTTTGAGTACTCGTATGGCCTTGATGAGCGTCTTGAGCACCGTCCGGCAATGAACAACCGCGGCAACGTGATCGCGTTCTACGCGGTGGCGAAACTGGTTGGCGGCGGTCATGCGTTCGAGATCATGAGCGCGGAGCAGGTCAACGAGATCCGCAACGCCAGCCAGAACTACAAGTCGGCGCGCGACAAGGCCGCGTCTGTATGGGGCCAGCATTACGAGGAAATGGGCCGCAAGACGGTGTTGCGCCGCCTGTTCAAGTACCTGCCGGTGAGCATCGAACTGGCGTCTGCTGCGGCGCTCGATGAGGTTGGCGCTGCCGGTCGTTCGCAGGCACTCGACACGGTGCTGGAGGGCGACTACATCACGCCGAGCGAAACGGATGACGACGACGGCCACGTCGACCAGTCCACCGGCGAGATCACGGACCAGCGCCAGCAACAGGCGGATGCGATCGTCCTCGCTTACGGCGACTTGCTCGCGCAGATGCAGAAGGCCGATGACGTCGACACGCTGTCGATGGTGCTCGACAGCGGGCGCGATCTTCCGCAGGCCGAGCTCGTGAAGTTGCAGCAGGCCTACGACGACCGTCGCGAAATCCTGCTCGGCGCCTAACCCTTCCTCACCCCGGAGAAACCATGTTTACCGTCAGCAATCAACTCTGCAAGATCGTATCCGTGACCAACGTGTCGGAGAAGCACGGCAAGGAACGCGTACCCGCCCTTTCCATCGGTCTCTATCTCGTCGGCTCGGGTTCGATCCTCGACCAGTTCGACAGTGCGCTGCGTCCGATGCTCTATCGCAAGCCGCAACCGACGCCCGGCGGTCTGCCGCTCGAATACGACGACAACGAGCTGACTG